TTAGGGTGGGAAAAAGAGAATAACAATGTTGATTTTTCAATCGTCAAAAGATTAGTATTTAAATTTGGTGATTCAGAACAAGACGTAAAAGATAAACTATATGAACGAGATATCGTTCTTGAATTTGAAAAAAAAGTGGTATATGAAAACTAAAGATCACGTTTTAAACTTATTATCTCACGGGTTTAAATTTGACACCGTTGCAAGATTAAATGAAGCACAGGTAAGAGTGTTATCTGAGAAAATTTCTAAAGAGGAAAATAAAGAACAAGTCACAAAAAAAGTGGCAACAACTTATGAGATTTCTCCTGAAACCGCAAAAACAACAGGAGCCGATATTGGTAATGTTAATATAAAAGTTGACCCAACTGGAATGGTTAAAGCGACTGAAATTGGTGAAGACGCAACATTAGATGTTGTTAATGATCCAGATGCTACCGAAGATGGTATGGGTATTTTTGAAAAATTTGAATCCAAATCACAACAAAGATTGTTCTACGCAAGATGTGGTAATGGTAAAACAAAAACAGAAAAAAAATGGTGTAAATGGGCAAAAGAATCTTCTAAAAAAACCGACTATGAAACAACACCTGAGAAAAAAGAAAAAAATGAATCTGATGAAAAATTTATAGAAGAAAGTATTGTTAGATTGATTGAAAAAAATATTAGTCCTAGAATGAGTAAAGGTGATTTAATTCGTACTATTAATGAAAAATCACAAGATTCTATGATATTGAGAAAACCATTAAAAAATACTATGTTTTCAAAAGAATCAGGAATTGAAATGAAACGTATGAAAAGACCAACAATGGGAATGCCAATTATGGGAACAATGGAGGAGAATACTAAAGAAAGAGAGGCTCCCGTAAAAGATCCTGGAATTAAAACTCCACCAAAAAGAAGAGACAATCCATTTAAGAATCCAAACCCTGGCACAAAAGAAAAACCAAGAGGACAAATAAAAACTAAGGATGAAATGAAAAAAGACTTTATTGGATTAATTAAACAGGCTTTAACTAAATAATAATGAAAGAAAAATATATACAACATTTAATTAATAAGGTTATTAAAGAAGCACCTGTTGATTATGGGGATTATCCTGAAAGAATGAATCCAAGGACTCAAAGTAATATTGAGAATCCTGAAACAAATTTATATGGTAAAAATAAGGCTTTTAGAGGTGGTACGTCTGATGTTGAAAAAATAACATCAAAACGATTTAAAGATATTGTGGATTACGTTAAACGTTATTATGGTATGGTTGATGATCAAGGTAGACCAAACAAGGGTATTAATATTACTGACCCAAGAATTAAACGCGGTATTCAAGTTGAAGGATTGAATGCTGTAGGTGAGGCAATGGAAATTGAAGTTAATAAAAAAGATAAACTAAAAGATTTAGCATTAGAGATTTCGGCCAAAGAAGAAGGTTGGTTACCATATAGTAAAAGTTTGTCGGATGCAATAAGCGAAGGTTTAATCGAAAAAACCCCAATCAGAGGTGCAGGAACAAAATACAAATTTGAGTTTATTAATGTTGAGGTATATTTGAATGAGAAAAAAATTAACCCTGAACAATTCCGAATGGAAAAGGAGGAAGAACCTGAGTTTGAATTACCACAAAATTTTTCTTTTGACGTTGATGAGTTAACTCCACAAGAAGAATTTCAACTTGAGGTTGAAAAAAGAAACGTTATTAACGCAATTATTCAAGGTAAAGGTAAAAAAGGTCAATTTGCATTTCAATCATATAAAGATAGATTAGATGAAATTGATCCTCGTTTATATCCACTTTATAATAAAATTATGTCGGCAAATGACTTAATTTATTTTACTGAAGAAGAACTAATTGATTCAATGGGTGGAAACGCGGCTGGATCATCAGGTGTTGATGAAGATGGTGAAGATGAAGACAAAGACTTAGTTATTGCAAATGGTGTTATATTTCCTATTTTATTACATGAGTTAGTTAAAGGTTTTGCCGCTATTCCAACAAGAGAACAATGGAGAGGAATGGAACCAGGAAAAGCTGAAGATGTAATGGGACAAACAGATGTATTTTCAAATGAAAAGATGCAATATAGAGTAGGTGGAGAATTAATAACAAAATTAAGATTCCTTTTACCTGACGATCTAACAATAAACGTTGAAAATAGAGATTTATTACCTTTCTTTGAAAGATTACTTTATGCAGTTCCTGCTGAAGAATTTTTAAAAGAAATTATGGCTAACGTTGTTTCTGAAGATCCAAGAGATAACGAAAAGGTAAAAAGAAAATTTAATGAACTATTAGTTAAGGCAAAAGAAGATTACAAAAAATATAAAGGTGATGGGGACGATGAAGACTATGAAGATGAAGATGATGATATCTTATCTAAATTAGGTTTCTAATTTAAACTACAAATACTTAAAACCCCCTTTTATTAAAATAACTGGGGGTTTTGATATTTATATAGAAATGTCTTATGGGTTTAACTAAAGAACAGGTAATGTTGGAATATGTGAAGTGTATGAAAGATACTCCATACGCATTAAAAACATATCTACAAACATACGATAACACCGTTTCAAAATACGTACCATTGGAGTTATTTCCCGATCAGATATCGTTATTAAACGACTATGAAAATTATGAGGAAAATATTGCATTAAAGTATCGTCAGGCAGGTGTATCTACGGTAACAGGTGCTTGGATATCAAAGAGATTGGTATTTGCTAAAAAAACACAACCTGAGAAAATTCTTATTATTGCCAACAAATTGGATACATCTATGGAGATGGCGAATAAGATACGAGCTTTCGTGGACCAATGGCCAAGTTGGGTTGGTGCGGGATTCTCTAACGATAAAAATTCACAAAAACACTATAAATTAACAAATGGGTCTGAGGTAAAGGCGGTTGCAACATCAAAAGATGCCTTGCGTGGTTTTACCCCCACAATTCTTGTATTTGATGAAGCTGCATTTATTGAGGCCGACAGTGATTTTTGGGCGGCTTGTATGGCATCCTTATCCACAGGGGGTAAGGTAATTGTAGTTTCAACACCAAATGGTTATGATCCAATTTATTATGAAATATATGATCAGGCATTAAAAGGAATGAATAACTTCAAAATCTCTGAGATGTTTTGGTATAGAGACCCAAGATATTCAAAAGATTTATTTTTAGTTCCAACTGAAGATTTAGTTAAATATCTTCTTAATAAAGAAGAACATGATGAGAGTAAACACATATCCTTTGCTCATATTGACCCATTTAAAAGGGATTATGACGAATTAGACTCATATTTCAAGAAAGGATACAAACCATGTTCTACTTGGTATGAAAAAATGGTTAAAAAACTTAAATACGATAAGAGAAAGATTAACCAAGAGTTAAATTGTGAATTTTTAGGTTCAGGTGATAACGTATTTGAGAATACACAATTAGAATATATTAAAAATAACACCCTTATGGACCCAACAGGTAAATTGATGGGTAATTCATTATGGATGTGGAAAGAACCAATACCTGAACATAAGTATATTATGGGTGTTGACGTTTCTCGTGGGGATAGTGAAGACTTTTCTTCCATACAAATTATTGATTTTGACGATAGAGAACAAGTATTTGAATATGTTGGAAAAATTCCACCTGACGCTCTTGCTGAAATTGCATATAAATGGGGAATGATGTATAACGCATTCATTGTTGTGGATATAACTGGTGGTATGGGTATTACAACAGTTAGAAAACTACAAGAACTTGGATATAAAAATTTATACATTGAGGGAATTGATTCTACAAGTATATGGTCATACAATGCAAAATTGGCAGATAAAATACCAGGGTTAAACTTTAACAATAAACGTGTACAGATTATTGCGGCATTTGAAGAATATGTGAGACATAAGTTTAAGATACGTAGTGTAAGGTTATATAACGAAATGAACACCTTTATTTACCTTAATGGTAGACCTGACCACCAAAGAGGTCAACATGATGACCTTATTATGGGTATTTCTATGGCAATATATGTTGGGGAGTCATCTTTTAATAAATTAGAAAAGGTTGTTGAAAGAACAAAAATAATGTTAGAATCTTGGACGGTAGTTAATGATAACACGGCAAGACAACAAACACATTTTGACCCACTTATCCCAAATAATAATGTAAGAAATGACAGATGGTCAAGAGATTCAGGACCATCTAAAGATGATTATATTAAATATAATTGGTTATTTGGTAATAGATAATATTTATAGACATGGGACTTACTACAAGAAAAAAATCAGGAAATATAATTGGAGGATCACGACTTGTGGTTACCGGCCAACCTATTTATAATGTAAAAGTAAATGATCCGGCATTTAATAGTAAGGGGGATAAAAGTAATGGTAAACAACCTAATACCACAAATAATACTGATAAAAAGTAAAATGAGTGAAATGTTTAGTATTGACAAAAAATTATTAGATTTTTAATATGGAACAAAATAATAATAACAACATGAATAATTTAACGATATGGCAGAGGTTATCAAAGACTTTTGGACCTAACTCGTTATTAGGGATGGATTATCCAACATATAAGTTGGACAAACAAGTCCTTCTTAAAACTACTGATAAGAAAGAGTACGAAAAAGAAAAACTACAATATCAACAATCAGTATTTTTAAATAATCAATGGGCAAAAATTGAAAACAATTTATATACTCAAGCAATTTATTATGAACCAAATAGAATTGCTTCATTCTATGATTATGAATCGATGGAATTTACACCTGAGATTTCAACGGCATTAGACATTTATTCTGAAGAATCTACCACACCTAATCAAGATGGTTATTTATTACAAATTTACTCCGAATCAAAAAGAATTAAAAGTATCTTGGTTGATTTATTTGTCAACAACTTAGATATCAATACTAACTTACCTATGTGGGTTAGAAATACTTGTAAATATGGTGACAACTTTGTTTACCTTAAATTAGATACCGAAAAAGGTGTTACGGGATGTATCCAATTACCTAATATTGAAATTGAAAGATTAGAGAGGGGTATGGAATCAAGAACCGTAAATGCAACTCCAAATCCAAACGACAAAGGATTAAGATTCAATTGGAAAGTAAAAGACATGGAATTTAATACTTGGGAAATTGCGCACTTTAGATTACTTGGTGATGATAGAAAATTACCTTATGGTACATCAATGTTAGAAAAGGCTCGTCGTATTTGGAAACAATTGGTATTGGCTGAAGATGCAATGTTAATCTATAGAACATCAAGAGCACCTGAAAGACGAGTTTTCAAAGTGTTTGTTGGTAACATGGATGACAAAGATGTTGAGGCATATGTACAACGTGTTGCAAACAAGTTTAAAAGAGAACAAGTTGTGGATAGTAAAACAGGTAATGTGGATTTACGTTTCAATCAAATGGCGGTAGATCAAGATTATTTTGTTCCTGTTCGTGATGTGGCCCAAACAATGCCTATTGAGACATTGGCGGGAGCAACAAACCTATCTGAAATTGCAGACATAGAATATATTCAAAAGAAATTATTAACTGCACTTAGGATTCCAAAAGCGTATTTAGGTTTTGAGGAAGTTCTTGGAGATGGTAAAAATTTATCTTTATTGGACATTAGATTTGCAAGAACAATCAATAAAATACAAAAGGCAATTATTGCCGAATTAAATAAAATTGCAATTATTCACCTATTCTTATTAGGGTTTGAGGATGAATTACACAACTTTACCTTAGGTTTAACAAATCCATCTAAACAAGCCGATCTATTAATGATTGACGTATGGAAAGAAAAGGTAACATTGTATAAGGATATGGTTACTGAGATTCCTAAATCAATTCAACCAACATCTGCTACTTGGGCTAAGAAACATATATTTGGTTTCTCTGATGAAGATATTAAACTTGAAGTACAACAAATAAGATTAGAAAGAGCGGTATCGGCTGAGTTAGATAATACTGCAACTATAATCACACATACGGGGTTATTTGATAATGTTGACAAACTTTATCACACATCAACAGGGACAACAGAAAATGCGGGAGGAGCACCACCTGCACCTGGTGCGGCACCTGATATGGGAGGAGCAATGCCACCACCACCACCTGATATGGGAGGTGAAATGCCTGTAGGAGAATCAAAAAAAGATAACTTAAATATACTATTGGAAAATGATAATATATTGGGAGATACGTTTATTGATTTATCAAAAGGTAGAAATTCTTTGGGATCTATGGAAGATCAATTAAACAAATTACTAAATGATTGATATTTATAATAAAAAAAAATTATGAAATTTGGAATATTAAAATCAAGGATTGAAGATTGTTTAGTTGAATCTTATAGAAAAGATTCTCTAAAAAAAAATATGTTTGTTTTTGAAGAACTTGTATTAAAAAACAAATCTCTAAGTACACTTTATTTTTTATATGATGAACTTAGTAAAAACAAAGGTTTAAATGAATCTTTTATAAATGAATATATTAACGAAAGTATTATATTATTTGAAAATACAATCTCTAAGGTAGAAAAAAACGACCTTAAAGATCTTAATATGTGGGTAGGTCATATTGTTTCAGAAAATAGGTATCAAGACATTGATAATTTATTTTCATCTAACGCATCTACAATAGAAGAAAAATTAAGAAGTAAAAAAACTATTTCTGAAAATCTTAAAAAAGATCCATCAAAAGAAAAAAAAGTGATTGAGGTTCCATTAAAATCTATGGTTGAGGTGGCTAACAATACAATTAAATCACATATTGATAGTTTAACCGAAGGTGAGAAAAAACAACTTAATATTTTATTAAACACTTCCGATGAAAAACTTAATCAAAAATATGGATTTCTTAAAGAAGATGTGATTGAAAAATTAGAAACTTTATTATCTAAAAATGAAGATTCCGAAACTAATCAAAAAATTAACGAAACAATAGAAAAATTACAAATAGAAAATTACGACAAATTAAATTATTTCAAATTAAAACAATTAAATGAAAACATTTAATTGTTAAGTATTTGTTTTTGTCTGTAAATAGCTTTATTTAAAATCTGTCTCTTAAGGACAGATTTTTTTGTATGTTCTTTTCTGTTATTAAGATGGGTGTTTTGTCTTGTTTTAATAACTTTACTTTTTAATTCTTTTAGAGCTTTTTCAATCCCCCCATTTTTATTAACTTTTACGATCAGCATATTTTTTTGTTATTAGTTTATATATTTGATATATACTACAAAATTAGTTATTATTATCTAAAATAAACAATATCAGTATGAAAAAAATTTATGAAAAAAGGCAAAACCGAAAAAATCAATGGCTTTAGAACATCTAAAATAGTCTATGGGACGGTAGATTCAAAAGAGTTTAAATCTCTTTACTTAAACATCCAAACTTGGGTTGAACCAAAAAAAGACTCCGAAAATTGGACAAGAGTTGTCCTTAATATGAGCAGATCAATTAAACATACGGTCTATCACAAATTAGATAAGACAATGTTTGACGATAAATTTATAGTAGACTTAGATCTTAGAACAAGCGGTCTACACCTAAAAAAGAAATCATTTATGAATTTAGAAATTAATCTATTTTTAAATGAACCAATAGATTTCAAATCCTTAAAATTAAAGAAAACACTTAAATTATTAGTAAAAGAAATTTATTCAGATGTTTTGATAAACAACCCTAATTTTAAATTTTATTTAACAAAAACAGGTAATGTTAAACCAATTAAAGTAAAAACGGAAACGGCCTAATATTTATAACTAAAACTTATTATGAGTGAATATAAAATTTTAGGACCTAGAGATACAGGTAAAGGAATTCTTATTGAGTACGATGCAGGATATATTAACCCAAAAGAAGGTCGTAATTACGAGATATTAAAAGAATCATCAAATCATTTGGACCATTCAAAACCATTTGAATTTTATGCCGTTCTACAAAAATACAACACACCTAACAGAAATGGTAGAGTATATCCTGAGAAGATATTAAAGAGAGAATCAGAAAATTATAGAAAGATGATTGAGAAAGGAACCTCATTATCTGAATTAAACCACCCTGAGTCTTCTTTAATTGATTTAGATCGTGTATCACACCTAATAACAGATATATGGTGGGAAGGTCCTGTATTGTTAGGTAAACTTAAATTGTTAACAAGTCCTGGTTTTCATGAAAGAGGGATTGTTTCTACTAAAGGTGATTTGGCAGCAAACTACTTACGACAAGGAGTTACTTTAGGTATATCTTCTCGTGGTGTAGGATCCCTTAAAAAAGTTGGAGAACAAAATGAAGTACAAGATGATTTTGAACTTATTTGTTTTGACTTAGTGTCTTCACCATCAACACCTGGTGCTTATCTTTTCCAAGATAAGAACGATAGAATGAAATATGAGGAAAGCTTAGAAGAAGACAAAAAAATAGCGGTAGAAAGAAATGTTGGTGAAAGTGGTAACAAATCACTTGACTTAATGAAAAGATTAACCGATTATTTAGATAAATAAAAAAAACTATGGAACAAGGAGAAAAGTATTTTGTGGCTAAAATCACATCTGATTTATTAGATACTGAATCAGGCAAAGTAAAAAAAACAAGAGAAGAAAAATTAGTATTGGGTTATACACCAACTGATGTTGAGGCAAAAGTAACTAAAGTGTATGAACACTATACTATGGATTGGAGAATTACGTCAATCACTGAAAGTAAAATTGATGAGGTGATTGGTTAATTTTTAATTAATTTTTAAAATGGGTATGACATTAGTTATACCCATTTTTTTTTGTTTAAAAATTAGAAAAAATGAATTTTTTTAATTTACCTACTATTTATATTGTAAAACAAACTATAGATGAACAAAAAATCAGTTGTTGAAGACGCATTATTCCAAATTCAAAGTTTGGAAGAAGCTCTTAAAGAAAATGCAAAAGGAATACTTTCTTCTACAATGAAGAATGAAATCAGCTCATTAGTAAAAGAATCTCTTAGAGAACAAGAAGAGATTGACGTTGAAGACGAAGAAGAGGTTGTTGAACCTGAAGGTCAAGTAGATGATGTCGAGGATGTAGATTTAGGTGCAGAACCTATGGCTACTGATGATGACATGGAAGATGACGACATGGAAGACATTGACATGGGTACGGATGATGATGATGCAATTGACATGACTGGAGCAGATATGTCAGATGTAATTAAAGTTTTCAAATCTATGGATGACGAAGATGGAGTTATCGTAAAGAGAGATGCGAGTAATAACATTACATTATCGGATAGTGAAACAGGAGCCGATTATTTCATCCAACTTTCTGAACAATATCAAGATGAACTTGATGAAGAAGATGAATATGAAGATGAATATGAAGATGAAGATCTTACATTAGACGAAACTTTGTACGAAATTGAAATGGACGACTTCGGTATGTCCGATGAAGATGAAGATGAAGAAATAGATTTTGAAGAAGAAGAAATGCCAAGACGCATGAGTCGTAGACATCATGAAGAAATGTATGAAACTCCAATGTACGAAACTAATGTTGATGAAACTTTGTATGAAATTGAAATGGATGACTTTGGTATGTCCGATGAAGATGAAGATGAAGAAATGGATTTTGAAGAAATGGACGAAGAAGAAATGAATCGTGTAATGGAATCAAAATTTAAAGCTAAAGGAGTTGGAATGGGTTCGCCTAAATTTAAGTACGGACAAGTTATGGATTATAAAACTACCAAACAAAAAGAAGGTAAAAAAATGATCAATACAGGAAGTGCTAAAAAATTCTCATATAAAGATGGAGAAAATTTAGATGGTGAATACAGACCAATTAAAAAGAGAAGAGAAACTACAGAAGCTTCACGTACATTAGGTGCGGGAACAAAATTTGGAAGAAAAGGTTTACCAAAACCAAAAGCAGCTCCTCAACACATTAGTGAAACTGAAGTAGAATTACTAAAGTCTAAAAATGAAGAGTACAGAAAGGCTTTGAATCTTTTCAGAACTAAATTAAATGAAGTAGCAATCTTTAACTCTAATTTGGCTTACGCAACTAGACTGTTTACAGAACATTCAACAACAAAACAAGAAAAAATAAATATACTTAGACGATTCGACAATGTTGAAACACTTAAAGAATCTAAAAGTCTTTACAAATCATTAAAAGATGAATTCTCATCTGAAAAAACTAAGGAAAACTCTATTAATGAGTCATTCGAAAAATCGGTCACTAAAACTCCTGTATCAGGATCGGCCGTTAATTTGATTGAATCTAAAACTTATGAGAATCCACAGTTCTTGAGAATGAAAGATTTAATGGGAAAAATAAAATAAAATAAAAATAAACTAAAAAAAATAAAAAACCAAAAAAATGGGAGCATTATTAGAATCAGGTCTTGTTGGTAACATCGGGTTAAAACACCTTAAAGTTATCAAAGAAGATACTATTAACAAATGGGATAAATTAGGATTCCTTGAAGGCCTTAAAGGCCACCTAAAAGAAAACGTAGCACAGTTATATGAAAACCAAGCTTCTTTCTTGATTAACGAAGCAACTTCTGAAGGTTCCAACGGAGCATTTGAAACAGTTGTTTTCCCTATCGTAAGAAGAGTTTTCTCTAAATTGTTGGCTAACGATATCGTTTCTGTACAAGCAATGAACTTACCAATTGGTAAATTGTTCTTCTTTGTACCTCGTATCCAAGGATACACAAGTGCATCTGATGCAAATGGAGGAACACACTTTGCACCAATTGGAGCACCAAACGGACCAACTGCAGATGAAAACGCAGGATATCCAGGTGGATCAACAGGTAACCCTTACGCTAAAAACCTTTATGATTTATTTTATGAAGGTGGTGAAGCAGGTTTAGATCCTCCAGGATTGTTTGATTACTCTAAAGGTCAATGGACTGCAGTTACTGCAGATACAACTGTACAAGTTTGGAGTCCAACAACTGGTCAATTAGAGGACGCAGGTAATGATAATCCATTGTATACTGCAATTACAGGTACAAGAAAAGTTATTATCAGTCTATGTGACTTTAACAGAGCTGGTGAAGGTAAATTAATCGGACCTGATGGTAACGAGATAGATACTGAAACTTTCTTATCTGACCTTAAAATCATTGCTGATACAGGTTTAACTGCGTCTGAAACATCACCTTGTACTTTAGGGACCGGTCCATTATTGTTTAGAGTTGTTACTCAAATCTACGGTAAAGGAATCGTTAAATATGGTAGTCAAACACAAACTACATTCCCAAGTTCTTCAAATAGTACAGGTGGAAATGGTGGTTCTTTCTATGACATATGTGACTCAGAAGGTTGTATATATTTAGAAGTTGATTTATCTTGTCCTGTATGTGCTACTTGTGGTACTACATTAGACGGATACACAGGAACAACTTTAACGGCAATTGACGAAGTAGGATCTTTCACTGCGATTTATAGAAGATACAAAAACTTAGAGTTTGAAGATAAAATCGGTGAGGTTTCTTTCGATTTAGAATCAGTAACTGTTTCTGTAACTGAAAGAAAACTAAGAGCACAATGGTCTCCTGAGTTAGCTCAAGACGTTGCTGCATTCCATAACATCGACGCTGAAGCTGAGTTAACTGCATTGTTATCTGAGCAAGTTGCAGCTGAGATTGACCGTGAGATCTTACGTGACTTGAGAAAAGGAGCGGCTTGGAACTTACGTTGGGATTACAACGGATGGAGAAGATTGTCTTTAACTACATCTTACACTCAAAAAGATTGGAATCAAACTTTGATTACTGCGATTAACCAATTGTCAGCACAAATCCACAAATCTACATTGAGAGGTGGAGCTAACTGGATCGTAGTTTCTTCTGAGATTTCAGCTATCTTTGATGATTTAGAATACTTCCACGTATCTAACGCATCTCCTGAGCAAGATCAGTATAACATGGGTATTGAAAGAGTAGGTACTCTTGCAGGACGTTACCAAGTTTACCGTGACCCTTACTTCCCAGCTAACACAGTGTTAGTAGGACACAAAGGAACATCATTGTTAGACACAGGTTACATCTACGCACCGTACGTACCTCTACAATTGACACCTACAATGTACAATCCATTCAACTTTACACCTATCAAAGGTATAATGACAAGATACGCTAAGAAAATGGTTAATAACCGTTTCTACGGACGTATCACAGTTGATGGAGTTAGAACATTTGACTTGAGAGAATTGAGATAATCAATTAAATACCGAATAAGAGAAAGGAGACAAGTAATTGTCTCCTTTTTTTATTTATCAATAGTTTGGTTAGGTTCTTCCAATTTTGACAACACTCTAATGGCTTTTGATATAACTTCAGATTCACCAATTGTAAATGCCCCACGTTTATGTGATGCTTTAACTGACTCAATTAAATAATATAATGCGTGATCTTTATTCATAGATATAAGAATTGCATCTAAATGTTCTTCACTTAGTAAATTGATGGTTCCAAACAGGTTACCAAATAATTCATTTTCTTGTTCTTCCATTTTGTATTGTGTTGATATTTATAATAGTAGACAAATTATGGATTTAAATCAAATAATAAAGAAAGTTTTATCTGAAGCAACTTCAGATAGTGGTGGGAGTAGAGGTTCATAT